CAGTTATAGTAGGAACTTTAGGAACAGGTGGTTTACGTTTAGGTTTAGGAACAAGTTTCTTTTTCTTCATTTTTCTCGCAGCTAATCTATCTTCTCTTGCCTCAAGCGCCTTTTTCAACCGATTTTTTGTAGCACCGCTGTGAGGCTTACCACCTCCAGTATGGGGGGTTTTATCAGCCATACCCTTACTTGTATGTGTTCTATCTTCGTATAGTACGGTCATTAGTTTGCTCCCTGTAATATAGTGTCAGGACCACCGGCAGGAGATCCCGGATTAGACATATCATCTTGTCTCGTGCGTCTTGCTTGATTACGTAATCCATTAATACTTTCATTATATGTTTCCTGCCAGAATGGTACAGTAGTCCAATCTTTTATGTATATTGTAGCTTCGATCATACAAGCATTAAATAAAGCATTATAACAAAACTCACTAAAATAGTTAGTAGTCGTTACACTTGTTCCTGTGGCTGAAGCCAAGGCTAAAGGTTTTGACTGTGTTTGAATTTCTGTGGTAATTACTGAAACTGGTGTCGGTACTATTTTAATACTGGAGTTATTAACCCTTGCATAGTAACGAGGATTTCCTGTGGAAACACTTACGGGCCAGTAATCATTTGTATATTCAAGTGTTCTTTGCAGTAAATTTGTTTTTTCCGTACCTGTGCTTACAACGTAATTTACATTACGAACAATTCTTATTCTATCATTTAAAGATACAGTTGCTGCATTACCCGAAGATACTGAGACAGAATGAAACTCATCTAAACCAAAATCATCTAGCGAATAAGATAGACGTTGTTCTGCTTTCGTTATGAAGACAGACGTTTGAGTAGAGAATTCTGTAGAATCGTTCTCAGTTGTATTAATAAGGTCAGCTTTTAAATATGCGTAATTAGGCATAACTAGCCAACATATAGTGTAATAGTAGGTGCCATCGCCGCAGCGCCAGAGGTTGCAAGACTTACAATCCCATGTACACCAACGCCCATATCTCCAATATAAGTATCCTGTGAATCAGTTGCGCCAACACGCCACCTGATGGCAGTTCCAACAGCCGTTTTATTCGTAATCTGCTTTGTGCCTTTAATAATAATATCTCCAACAATGGTGGAGTATACATGCATTGCAAGAATACGAGTAGTGGAGGGGGTGGGACTGCTGCCTGTACCCTCATCGCCCAGCGTAAGGTTAGTATCTATATAACGAAAGCCCGTTATAATTGCACCATCACTGCTTACATTCTGGGCTACTTTAATATTTGTAGACATTCTTTTCCCCTTAATGGTAGTAAAGAGAGAGTGGCATTATACCACCCTCCCTTACTATAGTGTTAACCAGCACTACCGTACCAGCCACGCCAATCCGAAACACCAAAGCTATAACGCTCCCGTGCCTTGAACCGAAGATTGCCGGTATCGAAGTCCGGTTCCATCTTAGTCTGAAGCGGAGTACGAACAAACATTTTCGTGCCGTTCGGAACATCCGTTTTAACAAACCATGCATCCGTATCAGTAAAGCGACGATTAATGAAGTAACCTTCAGGAATCATGCCCATATGACGGGTAGCATTGATGGCATTCGTATTCGGATTAGCCGAAGCAGCACTCGTCTGAGTGTTACCCGGACTAGAAAGAACACGATCTGCAACCGCCCAGTAATCAACCGGGATATGTAGTGAAACAGCACTTGCACCAATCAGAATACCACGATCATCCTTGATCTTCTGAATCGACGTAAGAGCGGTTTCAAGAGTTGCTTCCGACAGATCAGACGCAGCCAAAAGGTTGGACTGATTACCATCAGAAATCGTCGGGTGAGCAGCAGAGAAGAAAGCAGCACCATCACCAATGGTATCAGCAAAACCATTGTTATAGATGTTGGCAGCTTTTACCTGCTTGGTATTCGCCATCGCACGGGCAAGGCCCTTTGCACGAAGTTTGGCGAACGTGTCGTAAAGATTGTCTTCCATCGCTTCTTCGGTGACAGCAAAGGCAAGAGCAACGGTTTCGGCAGTATACCGAGCCGTGTAGCTTTCCTGTGCGTCATCATAAGAAACCGAAGCACCCTCACCTTTAGTGGGGGCAGTCCCGAAACCAGTGAAGAGGACTTCTTCTTCAAAGGCACGATCCGAGTTTTCAATCTCATAAAGAGGTTCATGTTCGTTATTAACCTCCCCATATTCCATTCCGAAAACAGCGTTAAGGCCCGGAAGGAGTTCTTTGCTAATACTAGCTCTATTAATAGCCATAATAAATCCTCCCTATTAAGCCGTTGACGCCGTGGCCGTCACAAAACGATCACGATGATTGTTAATCCAAACTTCCACAATCGGATAAGCATCAGAATCTTTTTCATCAGGATACTTAGCTTTACCAATAACACGAACAGCCAACTGGGTTTCCGCACCAGACGCACCATCAAGATAATAGCTTGACTGGCCCGTAACAGTGTTACCGGAACTTGCAGTGGAACTGACAGTTACATTGTAGTTTTTGACAATGGCAAGCTCAGCCGCAGAAAGCGACAGAGAAGCCTGAATGTAATACGTCTGATCAGGATCAGTGATTACAAAGAATTTAATATCCGTGGCGCTTGTTCCACCGTTCCAATAACGGGAAAACTTCGGTTCGCCATTTTCAACATACTGACAACCCATGAAAACCCCGGAAGGCTTAAGAGTAGCAGCAATGTAAGGTGAAATCGTTGCAAAGTTTGCACCCGGAAGAACAACCGGATCACCTGTGAAAATGTTATTGGACGGTGACTGCGCCTGACCCGTTGAGGTCAACGTAATCATGTCCGTGACAGCTTCATTATTGTAGCCGCCACCTTTCTTACGAGCCGGAATGAAACCACGAAATGCTTTAGTAGTAGACATGTTTCATCTCCTTAATTATGAGAAAGTTAGTCCTGAAAGGACGGTTGTCTCCCTCTGGTTGTTACTGAGCGGCTCGAATTAGTAATAGGCATACGAGAGTCAGAGCTTTTCATCAATTGAGAATTAACTGCATCCATTTGATCATTAGCCTTATTCTCGTAAAACTTTCTACGAGCCGTAACTTTTCCAGCTGGCATTTTAACCAAGGCTACGTCCCCACGACAAACTGCACCTTGATACCTGCCTTCGTCCCTCACGAAGGATGTTAGAGACATTTCAGGAACTTCTTCTGGAGAAACAAAAACCCATCCCGCCTGTAGTTTCTTACCTACATTAGCGACATCATCTTTACCTTGAAGGGAGTAACGTATCCAACGTAATGCCATACCTTCACTATCAAAACGTTCTTGTACGTTTTCTGGGATAGTAAGGGTATTAGGCTCTTCAAAGGTCCATTCTTCTTCTCTAGTTGTCTGTTCTCTCAATTGTTCTGTACGTGATTCATTTCGTGTATTCATTTTATTTCCTCCACGACTCTATGTTACAACAGTATAGTCGCCATCAGCTTGACTAACTTTAAGCTTTTCGGCGGCATACTGTTCAAGTGGTATATTCCATTTCTGAGCTAATCTTATATCGTCTTGCGAAAGCTTAACTTTTTTAGTAGAACTCGGAGACGAGCGTGAAGCCCCCGACACCACCTGAGCAGGTTTCCTCGTGTTTTCCTGCACACGTTCCGTAGCTTCTCCAAAATTCTGCGGAAAAGCCCTTTTAATCCTTTTATTGACTTCGTTATAAAAATCATCTTCATTAGGATCATATCCTTCTTCTTTTAACTCTGCATCTACAGCTAGAGCAGCAGCAGTCATAATTGAATCTTGACCAAACCATTCGTTATCACTTGCCCATTCTCGTGCTTTGACAGACGGTGGTTCTCTTCTGGGAGCTTGCTGTTGAACAACAGGCTCTGGCTGTTGATTAAAATATTGTTTTCTTTGTGAAATATTTTTTAGATCCGACTGTGCATCATTTAAAATCTCTTGGGCTTGCAGAACTTTTTCTTTATCACCATCATCAAAAGCTTCCATATAAGCAAGCCGAGCTAAGTGAACTTTATCATTAAGCTGTTTCTCAGACATGTCCAAACTAGATCTTGATATACGAGTAACTTCCGAAGCTTTAGAAGTCAGCTCTTCCTGAAGTTTTTGATTCTCTTCAGCAAGATTTTCAATCTGTTCTTCACGTTCTTTGCGCTGTTTTATAAGCTGCCTGATTCTTTTTTCTGCACCCTTGGTTTCAATTCCCTCAAGTTCTTTAGGAGTATCTTCTTCTGAGTCTTCTTCTTTTTCTTCTGGAGAAGCCTCTATAATCTCTTCAGCTTCTTCAATTTCATATTCAATTTCTTCACTAGCGGTGGAATCAACTGTATCCCATCCATCATCGTTATTCATAATTACCTCCGTTGTGTACGAAACAAACGATTTAACGTACTGCTATTATAACATACTATTTTAATGAGAACCTATTCCAAGGTTAAAAGTTGGGTCAAGATCTTTAGGATCTTCTACTTTCATAATAATCTGATCATCAAAGAGAAGAATAAGTCTTGTTCCTTTATAAAATAATTTAGTTCCTGCATGTTTACCGTAACATACATAATCACCCACACTACACCAAGCACCGCTTGGAAATTTATCCTTATCCATATAAGCCAAGTTTCCCAGAGAAAGTACCTGTGCTACGGTTGTTAAGTAAGACATGTCCTCTCTTGTGGAGTCTGGTATAAAGATACCACCTTTAGTTACACTTTTTACAGAAATAGGTCTTACTAAGACATGAAATCCCGGTAGATCAGGAAGTGGTGATGGATTAGGCGTTTCTTCTTCTGTGATCCACAAATCATTTTTTATGGAAGCACCTAAGTTTACCTGTTGCATTTAATCGTCGTCCTCTCTATATAGTCGATTTTTTAAAATAGTTGATAAATTATCTCTGGCCCATTCTATACCGGATATAGAACCCACAACTTGCCGATAGTGCGAATAGTCTTCTGCAATTCCCTGTGATAAAGAAATTCTTAAACGATTCATTTCTTCACCATACTCGGCAATAACCTCATCCCATATATCAGGCACTACTTTTTAGAACTCTTTTCATCTGCTTTCCAAGAGTAATCATCCCACTCATTCAAAACAGATCGTACATTGCGATTACCCACAACATCTTCTTTATAGGCATCTCCGAAACTTTTAGAAGTATCCTTTACATGTTCAGGATAACCCTTACCTTTATTCATCATCGTCTTCTCCTTCTACTAGTTTTGCTAAAAGTGTTTCAGCATGTCTTTGATTTGTGTTTTCTTCTTTTGTATTAAGTTCCATTAATTTCGAAAGGTTCTTCATTTCAGTTATTTGAAGTTCTTTTTCAGTAACCTGTTGTTCTTTTAAAACCTTATGTAAAAGTTCTTGAGCTTTCTGGCTATCCACAGTTTCATTCTTATTTTGTTCCAGAAGAAGTTTTGCTAATAGATCAAGAGACTTCATTGTTTCTTTACTAAGCCGGTCTGCCTCAGACTTCTCTCTCTTAAAGTCTATATTAGACATATTTTTATTCATGTCAAGTAGCTGGGCATTTTCTTTAAGATCCAGTTCTTTTACTTTCAAACTAAACTCTGCATTCTGTACAGCAGCATCTATTTTTATTTTTTCTTTTTGAAGCTCAACCTTTGTAGTTTCTAGGATCACTAGCTGTTGTTCAGGAGACTCTGCTTTACCCATTGCTTGATTAGCATTAAGTATTTGTTGTGCAGCTTGCGCCATAATCATTTCTAATGAACTAGGAGTCTGAGCAGCTTCTGGTCCCATTTGTTCCATACCTACTCTAGTTATACCATTAATCTGTTCCTGATATTTCATTATAGAATGTTCTTGTATGTTCGATTCCAAGACAGGTTTTAATCTATTCATTATTGGATTGGCACCATTCATAGGATCTTGCATATAAGACATCTTAACTTGAATATGTGCATCATGATTCTGTCCGGGGAATGCTGCAATGGGCATTCCTTTTGTAGCTGCCATAATATCAGAAACAGGATCTAAGGGCTGTGGTTCCAGTTTGGGTGGTAAGATCTCTTCAAGATTTGGCATGTTAGCTGCATGTAGAAT